AAGAAATTATGAAATTAGTTGCAGAATTTCTTTTTGCATTAGCAATTGCATATCTAATAAAATTATTGAAACCCGTAATAACAAGGGTTATCAAAGAAAAAATAAATCAATACAGTGATATTATAATTAGTCTCACTGGTGCATTAAGTAAAGTTAAAGACGTAATAACATAAAAATCATGATAGTAGACCAAAAATTAAACAGACCGTTCCTCGGTGTTTTTCTCATTGATGGAGACAAAGAAGGAACACAACTTGCAGTATCTTCAAAACCTAATTGGTTTAGAAGAATGTGTATTAGACTATTCTTAGGTTGGAAATGGATGAGCATTAAAAAGCTAAAAAGAGACTAAATGGCAATAGATTTCAGTAATATTGACGCAATTATTGGTGGATTCACGAAAGTATTGAATCTCTCATCGATTGGCGGTCCACCGCCCGTACCCACACCACTCATATTGGTTGGTGTGCCCCTTCGTGCTGGATTGTCACCAACAAAAATTGCGTCACGCATTATTGCCAGAAAATCAGAGGCAGGACTTCCAGTTGGCGCATTGCCTTCTGGTAGTATTAATCCTGATGAAATCATGGAAAGAATTAGAGTTGAGGAATGGGTTAAAGCCATTCAACAAGATATGATTATTTCGGTGGCAGTACCGCCCGGGATTACGTTGACAGCAGCAGGTATTTCACCTACAGGTCCTGTTTCGGTGTTTGGTTCAACAATAACATTCACAAAAGGTTATGGAGTGGCACAATAATGGAAGACCTGACTAAATATACAAAAATCGAACTCCAAAAAATTGGTAACGATATTAAAGCCAGACACGATAAGTTAAAAGATGAACTTATTGCCGATACCTATGAAATGGAAGAACTCGAAAAACGGATTAACGAAAAAGTTGAGTTAATGAAAGAACTCGAAAAAAATTATGTGGCAATCGTTGAAAAATTAGTGGAATAATGGCATTTGATAAACCAGTTATACAAACAAGTAATCCTAATAAAAAGGAAAACGCAAGCATTGTTAGAAACAGAACGATTTTCTATGGTGAAGTTATGAGTATTTCTGATGAAACCGATGGTGGTAGAATCAGAGTCAGAATTCCAGAACTCGATAATAGAACAGCAAATAATGAATTGCCTTGGTGCTTTCCATTATTACCAAAATTTTTCCATGTTTATCCACAAGTTGGAGAAATGGTCAGGATTTTCCTTGAAGATAATAAATTTCCTGAAAGAAGTAGATTTTGGATGGGTGGAATAATCTCTCAACCACAAAAAATCGGGTTTGATTCGAAATTTACAGCACTTTCGACCACGAATCTCGGACTAACCAGACCACAAAAAGCACCCAGCACCTATCCCGATGCTAATGGTGTATATCCTACAAAAGACGATATTGCAATTGTTGGTAAAGTTAACACAGATATTATTTTAAGACTAAATGAAGTCCATCTTAGGGCAGGTAAACATGAAAATGGTGATGTCCTTAAACTCAATACCAAAAATCCAGCAAGTATTGATATGATTTTTGAACCACTTGAAGGTAATGAAGGAAATTATTATAGTAACACAATAATCCAAAGCGATAAGTTAGCACTTATTACCCATGAAGGAAATCCTCGTTTTAAGGCAGCAAGAGTGACCGCAGAGGACAGAATGAGGATATTCGAAGACGGACACCCAATAGCACGTGCAGATGTCTTGGTGGAAGCCTTAAGGGTCATTATAGATGCAATTGTTACGCACATTCACCCATATTCTGGTGTTGAACCCGATAAAACTGCTTTAATTAAGAAACTCGAAGAACTTCAATTAGACCAGATTCTACAAAAAAACATTGTAACTAATTAAACTTTTCGTATATTTGCTGCAATGAATATCGAGATTCCCGATAAATTATTTACGACATTCAATGATGTCACTTATCATGATGAACCACATAAATATTATGTGGATGGTAATGAATTGATTAGTGTTACCACTATTTTGCATCGATATCAGGAAGAATTTCAAGAAGATTATTGGTCAGATTATAAAGCCGATGAATATAAACTCAGTCAACGTGAGGTTTTACGTGCATGGGAGTTCATTAATAAGAAAGGAACTATAAAGGGGTCAGCAATTCATGATTATGCTGAAAACCTGTTTTTAAATAAAGTCTTCCCGTATCCCGAACAATTAATTTTTGAAGAATTTGGCTTCGACCCCGTTCTCCCAGAATATATGATAACGAAAAAGCATGTCGATAACTTCTATAATGATGTCAAAGGTAAGTTGATTCCGATACGAACCGAAATGATTGTATACGACCAAGAGTCATTAATTGGTGGAATGCTCGATATCCTGTTTTATAACGTAAAACTGAAACAGTTTCAAATCTGGGATTGGAAAACTAATAAGAAATTCGACAAGGAAATGAAGTCCCGACACTTTCACGATAAATTATTTACGTTGGAAGACAGCGATTTGGAAATCTATTCACTGCAACTCGCAATGTATAAGCTAATCATTGAAAAGAATACAGGTATTAAACTCGGAAAATCATATGTGGTATGGTTCAGTCATAATAACGAGAATTATGAAATCATTGAAACCAAAGACCGTGAATATTATGCTAAAATGATAATGGCAGATAGAATTGCTGAATTAGCAGCACAAAACTAATATTATGACAAACGACAAAGCAAATACTATAATTGGTGTAGTTCAGAGCCTAATGGAATTAAAGAAAGACGGCACATTAGTTGACTTGAAATTTAAGTGGGACGAAGAAAATAATACTTTGGATATTTTCACTGTCCCAAAACAAGCCATTCAATGTATTAAATGTAATTTCACCATAACACCAACTGGTGCAGTTTTTAATGAATAAAAAAAGCCACCCGATTTCGGATGGCTTCGTACTCTGCGTATAAAGAGAGTCGATTTGGTGGGGTGACCCTCTTATAAGTTAAGGATGCATCTCCAAGGTTGGATTTCCAAAGTAATTTTTGTCAGTTCATCGTTGGTGTAATCGTTGTCTCCAAAGTCAATACTTGTAATCATACATTGTTCCAAGAACCATTTTTCAACCTCAACACCTGTTGGGTCTAATGATTTAAGCGTAATGTCTTTTTTGTAACCTGCTGCATAACCCATACGTCCTGTAAGTGATTCTGCGTGCAAACGAACCCATTCCATAAGTTGCTGTGAAGTAGACGGACCAATAGGGTCAAGGAAGTCAATTGTCATTGCGTCCCATGTATATCTACCAGCAACATAGTTCTGTTCGTTCATGTACATAATTGGTACACTATTGATTTTCATCGAAGGTCTTTTGAACTTCTGAACTTTCCAAACCTGAATTCCTAATGCGTCATCGAATACTGCAAAGAATCTATTAACTCTTTTTGGTTCGTATTCGAACGGCATCGTTCTTATCATTGTTTCTTCTGCTGCCATTTTATTTGAATATTAATTTTCTGCTTATTTTTACGTTTAATAATAAATACTCAGTGATTTGAAAACTACACCGAATAAAAATAACAAATATTATTTAGGCATCATACCTGTTCTCAGATACCACCTGTAACCAGCCTTTGAAAGAGTCAAAAGTTGTTCTTTTGATGGTTTTATTATAACAATTCCTTCAACCACAGGGTTTTCAACCACTTCTTTCACAACTGGTTTCACTTCTTTTTCCTTAATTACTTCAGCAAGTTTTTCTCCAGAATCCTTTAGACTAATTTCTTCTACAACCTTTTCCATAGAATCCTTTAGACTAATTTCACCAATCACAGATGCTGGCGATTTTTCAACTAATTTTCTTTCGATATTAGGGTCTTCAACATAATCTTCTCCATATACCAAACCTTCGGATACCACTTTTTTTGGTTCTTCCTTTATAACGGATTCTCTAACGCTTTGGTTGAGAACATTTTTTTTATTTCGTGCCATTATATTCATTTAAGTTTATTATTATTTCCCATAAATACTGGAAAAAAGAAAACCCGCCAAATAGCGGGTTCTCTCAAATTAAATTTTAAAATATTAAACATCTGCAAAACTTGCTCCTGAAGGAGTGATTGTAAATGTGATACCGATAAATTCAACAGCACGTGTTGGTTTTAAGAAGATTTCACCAAACAATTCGTTTCTATCACGAGTTTCTGGAGTGTTGTTACTACTGTCCATTTTGATTCTGAAGTCAGTTAAACCTCTTTCACGCTTGATACTATCAAGAATTGGGTTTGCTTTGTTCAAGAACTGGTCAATAGTTTGTTGGTCGTTCTGCTCGAATAAGAGTCTAACTGCGATGTTAGCAATAAGAACCTTGATTTGAAGTAGTAACCTACGAACATTGATTCTGTCGAGTGCGCTTTCTTTAACCTGAAGCGTTTTTTGTCCAAAGATTGCTGTACATGCATCTGCAAAGTCAGCCATTGGGTTAACTCTGCCTTCATAAAGTATGTCACGAGCCTCTAATGACAATTTATATTGAGACTTCCTTGCATTTGTCACACCACGATTAAGACCAGCAGGTGCAAACCAAGGGAATGATACGTTATCTGTGAATGCCATCGCTTTTACAACTTCACCTGTTGGTGGAATGTATACGTTGACGTTATTCTGAGTATCACGCATCTGAATCCAAGGATAATATGTACAACTGTAACTTGAATCGATTTCTGTGTCACCTAATAAGTTAGTAATGTTTGTTGTAGCAAGAACATCTGCCTTACCACCATCACCAACGGTTGATATAAAATCAACAGTTCCCTGTGGAGCATCAATAACATATAATGTATCGGTTCTCTGTTGTTCAATCATATCGATTGTGTTCTGAACCAAGACTGTTTGGTCTGCCCAATTTATGCCCGGGGTTGCAAAAAGGTTAATTGTAACGCTTTCAGGATTTGCAAATGTATCAATTGCCATTTCCCATGCTTGGAAGTCGTTAGTTGGAACAACCAATGGTTGACCCGGATGACCTGACTGTCTTCCACCCTGAATATAAGCATCACCATATGAGCGTTCTCTCCTGTTCACATCCCAACCATCAAAACCACCAGCAGGAACTAATGTGAATTTTCTTGTTTTTGGGTTATAATATGGGTTTAATTGGTTTTCAACTTGTTGATATGTGCTAAAATCACCAGCACCAACACTAAACTCAGTTGTGCCAGTTATAATTGTAGCTCCACTATCCATGTGGAATCCTTTTGTTTTTGTGAATCCAGTTTCTGGTTGTCCACTATACCAATTATCAAAATTGAACATGTTTTGGTTGATACCATCACCAGTATAAGCGAGTTCTGAAATACCTAAATAAGTTTTATTTACTTTATCGGTATCAGCATAACTTGTTTTATAGAAAATTGCTGGAGCAACTCCACCAATTGCGTCATAATTATTGAACATGAATCCTTCGAAACCTGCTGGAAATACATCAAGAGGAACGTCTTCAGCAATCTCTACCATAACATAGTTACTTAAAAGACTGTATTCACCGTCATACGTACCAATACGCTGTCCAATATAATTTGATTGACCTTTAATCATGGTACAGTTTGTGTATGTTTCCAATACAACAGGATTTGCATCGGTATCGTAGAAACTACGAATCACGACATCAAATTCACCAGTATATGGGTCAATATCACCAATACTAATTTTAATTTCTTGATTTGCGCTATTACCATCAGAAATGCTAATAAATCTGAAAAGTCTGTCAACACTATTACCTTTTAATTGAGAAACAACCCAAGGAGTTTCAGGTGTTTTGAATCCAGTTTCGTAATCGGTAAATAATGCTGTTTCACCACTAACTATTACAGTGTTAATCCCATAAGCAATTCCGTCTTCATCAAGTTTCTTAATGAGGTCAGGATAAATCGCTTGAACCCAAACCATTGTGTTCTTATCTTTTGGTTCGTAACCAATAACATTTGGTAAGAAACTACTGCTATTAGGATTCAATGATACTTTATATGTTTCAGTTGTTGCAGTACTTGATGCGACTAAATCAAAAGAAGCATAAACATCACCAACACCAACATTAGTTAAATTGTTATCAATAGCGAGAGCATCGGTTAAGAATTCGGTTTCAGGAACACTATCAACGGGTGTTGTTGAATCACCTCTACTTCTGACAACAGCCAATACCATGCCTTCGTAATCACTCAATGATGTACCAGTCCATTGTTGCACACTATCAGTAACTTCACCAACACCAGCAACATATGTTGTTGCGGTGAAACTATGTACATATTGTGTGAAAACAAAGTTTGGTGCAGTACCACTCTTCGTGTAACCAGATGCAAGCACACCTGTTGCGAGAGGTGCGCCTAATGCAACACCAAGATATGAACTACCACTGAATGGGATACCCGGTGTAACGACAGGAGCACCAACAGCAACAACAGTATCTTCATCAATACCTGCGTCTAATGTAATGTTCCAAGCAGTACCTGCTTGATACCCACTGAGTCCCAAAACTCTGGTCACCCAAAGTTGCTGTGCTTCATCAAGAAACGCATTTGCAACGTATGGTAATTGGTATTTTAATGTTTTTTCAGCATTCTGAAATCTTTTAGTGCTTTGAGCACCAAATCTTTCGCTGAATTGTCCTTGGTCTTGAATGAAAACGGGTTCAAAAGCAGGACCCTTTAATGTTTCACCAGCCAATCCCAAAGTTGTTATTCCTACATTACGTGTTACGTAAGTCAGGTCACGTTCTTTAAATTTTACACCCGGAGAGGTAAATACAAAATCTGCCATGTTATTTATTTATTTAAGTTTTTATTATTTTTCTATTTATAGACGATGTTCATCTTTTCAAATAAATACTAAAAAAATTTCCAAAAGGTGTTTTCACGCAATTATTATCACGTTGTTATTCTTGTCTATAATTCCCAATTCATTGGTTTTTGATTCATATTTCTTTCGATTTCGAAAAATTCGTTTTTTTTCAGTCAAAATCCGTCTCAATTTCCCAGAATTTATTTTTAAAAAAACTTGAAATTTTTTCAGGGAAGTTGGGTTTTTCTCGTATTAGTATTTATAGGAAACATTTTAATTATGAATAAATCACAACGAATTTATTTAAGCAGTGGTAATACGGGAAACGATAATCAAGACAAGTATATTAAGGTAAAACTCGAACAAGATGTTGAGACCCTTGAATTTATGTCATTAAGACTTGGCACTGCTGATGTGTATCAAAATTTTAATGCAGATTATGGGGTTTTAGTTGGAAGAGTACTTGCTAATGGTGGAATCGGAATAGAAAATGCAAAAATCAGTATTTTTATTCCAATTGATGATGTAGATGCGCAAGACCCCGACATTTATAGCTTCTATCCATATAAAACACCCAGAGACAAAAATAATGATGGTAAACGATATAATTTACTACCAAGAGTCTCACAAATTAATCCAGAAACAAATCAACTCGAACCCAAACAGGCATTCGGTAGTTTTCCAATCAAAGAAGAGATTGTGGGAAACCTGCCGTTTCTCGATGTCTATAAAAAATATTATAAATATACTGCATTAACAAACAAAGCGGGTGATTATATGATTTTTGGAGTACCTGTTGGAACACAAACAGTTCATTTAAGTTGCGATATTACTGATATCGGTGAATATAGTATGAATCCTGCCTCAATGATTGTTAATCTCGGTTATTCGGAAAGTCAATTCATTGATAGAGGAACAAGGATTAAACCAAGTGATGATTTAGGTGATTTACCAAATATCGAAACACAGGAAATAACCGTTGATATTAGACCTTTTTGGGGCGATGTTGAGAATTTTGAAATCGGAATAGTTAGACAAGACTTTAGAATACGTGCTCTTCTCACCAACACATTCATCATGTTTGGAAGTGCGTTCACTGATGGTGCTAATGTTTTAAGAGGTACTGAAAGTCAAAGTGGTTCGGAACAAAAAGAAATTAGAGACTTATATTTTGGATTTCCATCTAATCACAGTGGGACTGGTCCGAGTGACGAGGAAGCACAATCAATGGCGACAAAAAGAATTGGTATAATAAAAGAAACCATATATTATTACCCACCCGAAATTAGTGATACTGATATTGATAACGGAAGTGCTGACCCACAAGACGATATGCTGGTTCTTGACCCCAGCGAATATTCAGTTTATACACGTGCTGGTGACTTTGTTTTCCTTATTAGTTGTAATAGAGACAGGGTGGTAACCGATGAATTCGGAAATCAAATACCTGTGGCATATGATGACCCAAATGGTGTTTTCACTACTTTCAGGGGTTTTGTGACACTTGAATATGAAGTCGAAGAATTACCAATGGTGGGTATTGGTTATGTTGAAGACGAACAACCTAAAGACATGGTAAAACCAGCGAGATATAAATATAAATTTCCACAACACGCCCAACCACGACAATATTTTGACCATACAGATGATTCTAAGGCAGATAATTGGAGAAATCAGCATATGAAATTTGAAGCCAAGAAACTTTATAGTTTCGCAAGGTTTCATGGATGTATCTATAATAATGAAGGCAATGATAACGACCAATTCAATAGCGGTACTCGAAGAACTAATGGGTATTTAGAGGGTGATAGACTAAATAATGCTGAAAATAATTATAGAGCAAATGTAGGTCTTATTATCACTGGTAATTATCATATTTGGAATAATGCACAATATGGACTGGTATCAAATGGGGCAGTAAGTGATGATGCAGTGTCATTCGGTTGTACTTGGTTGAATCTCTCCATATATTTCCCTCAAGTCGGTTATATGGTGAATAAACGTAGTCAGATAAAAAACGTCAGAACCAATACAATGTTAAATAATCAATGGAAAAATGATGGTAGTGGAAGAAACGAATATTTTGTTTTCAGCAATAACATGAAAATTGCAGCAAATCGACTTGATACCAGTTGGTATCCCCGTAATGATTTTAACTGGACTGATATCTTTGAAGTGCCTCTTGCAGATATTATTAAGATGAAGGGATATACCACTAAGAATGGATTTACTGATGCAAATGTCGCTGGATTAACATTAAGTAATTATCGAAATGGAAGCATCACACCACCAACAACAATTTGGAAAGGAAATTGGGTCGAACCATGTCCATTTGGTGGTGGGGGAGAAAGAGGAAGACCTGATACACCTAAAGACTCCACATATTATTTCTATAAGGGGTTCGATACATCGGATTGTATCGAGTTTCTTTATGATTTAGGAATTGTTACGGAATAAAAAAACCCGCTCGATTTGAGCGGGTTTTCTTTTTAATGATTAGTAAGGGTGTATGTTCCTCCAGACGGTGCGCCTTGATTTGAATCCGTTAAATAGAGAACCAATATCCCATCCTCTCTGTCGAAATCAACGACATTAAATTCGAAGGATACTCCTAAGTGACTTGTAGTAAGTTGAGTACCATCATTTAACACCTCCACGAAACTAATTAATTCACTACCATCGCAATTATCTGCGATATTGTTTTCGGTAAGAGTAATCAACATGTACTCACCAGCAGGTAATGAAGCACATTCATCATCACCATAAGTAGTACTATTAAGAGAATAAGAGGTTGACACCCAAGTATCGTTCATGTCGGTCACGGTAAGTGGACTGTCAGGAACAATCGGGTCGTCTTTGCAACAACTGGTGCTCATCAGAGCAACAGCAAACATAATCGTCAATAAATAAGTTACTTTTTTCATAATTTCAAATTTTTAGTTAAACATACTCATTATACGAAAACAAATCGGAAATGTTACAATTATCAGAAAAAATTTTACAGGTATTTATGATATATGGATAATAAGCAGGAAATATTACTTGGTAGCCAAAAGAACGTCAATAGCGTTAATGTTGATAATTACAGCAGAGTTGAATTAATAAGAAACACCTCTGAAATCAACGAATTCACAGTAAATGATGTTGTGAATAGTACTGAGGTTTTTGATGCCGAGCGAGAAACCAATCAAGTTTATAGAATATACGGCAGAATCGAGTGGATGTCCTTATTAAATGGATTAAAAGAGGGTTATTCTCAATTAGAGGACTATTTTAATCCAATCTATACTGGAAACTCAAAAAATCTTATTGATAGTTTTGATTTTTATCTCGTAGCACCATCTTCAGGTGAAACATATGGTAGCGTTTCTGGTGGAATATATAAAAGACGTAATTTTCAGGTTCTGGCAACACCAAATGAGTTTGAAATTTATAATGCTGGTTACAGTAATAATGTTTATGGCGAACAAGTATATAGTTTTAATTTCAACATTGATTTCGATGTCAGGGAATATTATGATAATCTTGGTTTTCCACTTACAGAACTATTTCTATATGCCCAATACAAAAAACTTAGTGGTGAACAAATGTCACGAACAAATTTTAGTTCTTCTGGTGCAAAAAGTAAAGTGACAGTAACAACAAAAGACCTGAACATTGGTGATATAGTTGAAAATCATCAAGGCGATAACATCCAAGACATGGTTGAATATAGTGCTGAAGAATATTTTCAGGAACAAGTCGAGCCACAAATCTACTATATAAGAACCCATTATTATGAGGGTTTTGAGAAATGGTTGGAATGGCGTTATAATCCTTTCATTCCGTTTAGATTAAGATATCTTGATGGTGTTGTTAGTACTGCTAAAGCAAGTCAGATAGTTGAAAACACAGCAACTCTGGATGTTTATATGACTACCAGTCCATCAAATAAACTAAACGCAACAAAATCACTGGCACAAATCTTGTCAACAACAACAAGTACTGTTAGATATTGGGATGAAAGTTCACCATCATCGGCTTTTAATTGGAACGAATCTACTGGAGAACTTGAATTCACGATTCCAGCCAATTTTAGCTATACGATTAATTTTAAAACACGAATATATCTACCTAATGGCAGTGATAAATATATTGGTGAAATATATTTGGAAGAAGATACTGGTTCATCTTGGGTCGAAATACCTAATACCCGAAGGAAATTTTTAACAACAAACTCAACGCAATCGGTTAATATTGTGAGGACATATAGTTACGGTGACCGAATTAGGGTGAGAACCACAATAATTCCCAACCCCGATGAAAGACGAATGTTCGTGATTCCAGATTACGCAAAACTAATTATAAATAATGGTAAATATGTTTGGCGTGATATCTTGCCACAAGGATATATTGACCCGATAACAAATCTCGGTGTTGATTATCCGTTTTTCAATAAAAGAAGATATTTATTTGATGCAATAGTATTCGATGTTCCACCAAACCTAAGTACGGAGACTTGGGATATACATCAACCAACGCTTGATGTATTCGCTGAAATTGAATATTATAAAAGAGCAACAACACTTGACCTTACACCAAGTACTGAGAATGATTTAGATAATATAGGAAAACCATGTCAATAATTAAAGAAAAAATAAGGTTAAGTAATAACAGTACTGGTGCAACCATCACATTTGGTTTGAGTATTGGTAATCGTCTTAGTGGTTATCAACAAGAAATTGATGAATTGACAGAAGATACCAAACAAGAACTAATAAATCCAGTTATTGACCATGAGGTTAGAAGATTCATAAGCTCAAACATTCAATTTATAAATTTCTGGTTTTCGAAACGTGGTGGGAGTGGTGCTGCATTCGATGATTCGTTTACATCAAAGTATGCGGGATTCAGTACATCGGAAATTGAAGATTATGATAATGTCTTGCTTAATAGTTTTTTTATCATGGATTTCTATAATACTTTTAATAATAATACGCAGACAAAAATATTCACAACATATCTTACTCAGATATTGGATGGTCAATCCAGTGGTGGAGTTCCAATATCAAAATATACTATCAATTATAATACAGGTAATCAATGGTATCACCAATATGTTCCAAAATCATTTCTTGACACACAAACTGGAAGCACAATAACTGGTTACACCAAGTTTAGTTTTTATAATGCAAAATACGGAACACTTTCGTTATTTTATAATGATGCGAATTCAGCACTTTCGACTCCAGAAAAAATGTATGTTAAAACCTATTTCTATCCATCAACAATGGAATGGAAATTTGTTAGCAGTCCCAATCTATATGAATTAGCATCAGATAATTCATATGTTACTAAAGTAAATGAAACGTTTAAGAATTTTGAGAATCTAAAACAGATTTATCCTGTTGGTGCGTTTAACCCCAAAGATGGTAAATATGATGTTTAATTAAACCACAGTA